TTTGCAGTTTGACTGTAACGCCCTGCAAAGCACATCGACATGACATCGGCATAGTAAGCACAGCTTACAACCACTCAGCATCAAGAAAGGCGAGGCCATCGTTGGATATGTCGTCCGAAGAGAACAACATGTGAACTGTAGCGAGGTAATAATCCCCAGCTGTCAATCCGCTAATACCATGGATAAAACCAGTGAAATCCGAAAGGGAGCCTGAAATACTTGGTCTGTTAATTTCATCAAGAATGCCCTGAACGCCTAAGCGATAGAACAATCCTCTTACATTCCAAGATACGCCAAGCAACTCGACGTCATTAGTTTTCCATAGCATAGCAAATTTGGCTAGGTAAAGTCGCGAAATAGGCTCAAAGTGCCTGAACTCGTAAGCATAACTTAATGCCTTCCCAGCAAGATAAGCCGGGGCAGGCAAGGACGGGTTCGGACAAACATTGAACCGTGCGAGAGCTTTACCTAGAAAGGGGACCATAACATAGCCTTGGGGAAGGCCGACGAAATAACGAGACAGAAAAGTGCAATCCTCAAGTGTATCTTTCACCTCAATCTTAACAACCATGCGTGCCATACGGCAAACATGATCGTACATGCGGCGATAGAAACGCTTGGATCCTGTAGCGTTATCAAGTCGAAATATGTTGTCATCTCCAAGGATGCCAGCAGTTCCAACACGAGAAACAGCAATACTGAATGCATTGGCAATGGTAGCATTCCACATTGAGTTCCTGAAGGTTGTAGATTGAGAACCAGTAGGTAACTGATTCTTAATCTTCATTTTCACCTTATAGTTGCGATTGGAAATATTGTAATTATTTGCATGCAACATAAGGCCTGTCAACCAAACAGGAGCGCCAAGACGGCGCAACCAAGCGACTTCAAGGATGTGAACATCCTTGACTTGACTAGAGTCGTTGGCAGTGAAATCTGTACAAATGAAAACAGAGTCATTGTTGCCGCCGCGGTTGATACCGTCGACGATCTCCTCTGAAGTTTTCTTGTACGCACCAAAGAATTCCATTACATCCGGTCCAGTGGAATTGTCAAATGCAGTAAACATACGTTTAGTGCATTCTTGCATGATAGGTCCGAGAAGAGCATTATGTAAATCGGAGCTCTGATTGATGATCCTAGGAGCCCAATTAGGATCATGTCTCTTGAGAAGAGCCTCCATTTTAACGAACACTTGCTTGTTCGAGAAGTCCCGCTGGGTGATATCAGATATCACGCGGGCAGCTTCTGCCTGCCGCACCTGTTTAGCGTGCGGAAATTGAGCG